GGACTAATCCAACTGATGCTGACTGGTTTTATAACGAGGTGTGGGAAAACTCAACAAACAATTCAGCGACTGCGACAAAGATTGGAACTGTCTCAAGTTCAACTTTGGCTCGATCTGGTCTTCCTGATGCGACCACCAAATATTATTGGCTGAAGGCTGTTGATTTCTCACGCAATGTTTCTGGTTTCTCAAGTGTTGCAACTGCGACAACTGATTCAGCAAGTGCAAGTGGTGACTCTGTTGATATTGTTTTCAAGCGATCAGCAACTCAACCAGCGACTCCAAGTCCATCAACAGGCACACCTTCTGGATGGTATTCTGATGTCAACTCAGTTCCATCCTCCTCTGATCCAATGTGGTCATCGGTTGGCACAAACACTGGTACTGGCACAAATTACACTTGGCAGACTCCATTATTGATCGAGGGTCAAGATGGCACTGACGGCTTGTCTGTTGCTGAAGTCTCTATTTTCAAAAGATCAGCGACAACGATCAGCACTGCACCAACTGGAGGCAGTTTTGACTTCTCAACAAACACACTGACTCCACCTTCAACTTGGTCTGTTGATGTTCCTTCAGGCACTGATCCAGTTTATATTTCTCGATCTGTTGCATCGATCTCTGGGACAACTGGAACTGACTCAAGCCTCACTTGGTCAACTCCAACAATTAGCTTTCAGAATGGTTCAACTGGTGCGACTGGCAATGCTGGTTTGACTGCCATGACTGCTTACAAAGTACAGGCTCAAAACCTTTCTGCTCCAAGTTTCACGACTCCGACAACTGGTGCGACTGCACCGAGTGGCTGGTCACTGACTGCACCTTCAGTTTCGATTGGTGAGGTGCTTTGGTACATCATGGGCAGATATAACAGCAACGCTGTGACTGTCGATGGGGTGGCCGCAAATAACACGGCTTGGACAGGGCCAGTGGCCGCAAGCGTTTTTCAAGACATTCGATCTGATAATTGGAATGGATCAAATCCACCGACTGCTGGCACTCCTTCCACTTATGGAACGGCTGGTTATTACATAAGCCGTACAAGTGGCAATATGTACTTAAACAGTGTTTATGGTCGAGGAATTGCTCAATTTGAAGGTGCAAATTCGACTGGTGCTGGCAATTCTGCTTTGATTGGTAATAACTCTTTGGCTCAACCAATTGGTTTGACTGGTTTCACTCAACCTTCTGTTGTTGGATATGGTGTTTATGGCTATAACTCTCAATCAGCGTCCAATGTTGGTTCTGGAGTTCATGGTGTCGCTGATGGATCAAGCGCAAGTGGTGTCAGAGGAATCTCAAACAGTTCTGGTGGTTATGGCGTAAGAGCAACAAATAATTCAGGTGGTGTTGGCCTTGATATTTCAAATGGGACAATGACCACAGCAAGCAACACTTTGGTCACAAATCTTAATGCTGACTTGTTAGATGGAAATCACGCGACTGCTTTCGCGACTGTTGCTTCAGGAACTGATGCTTATGCTGCCAATCGTTTAAATGGCTCTGCTGGAACAAATGTATTAAGATTTGTTCAAGGCACAGTTACAGGCTCGGCAGTTGCAAACTTTATTGGAACAAACAAGCCCGGAAGCACAACATCAAATGTGTGGATTGAAATAACAATTGATGGAACAACCCTTTACATACCAGCATGGACATAAATTATGCCAAGACAAATAACTATTCCCGCAGAAACTGTTTACGAAGAAATACAGTCATTAAGTGAGTTCCCTGAACAGCAGCTTGTTAGGGTTGTTGTTGGAGTCACTGATGTTAATGGCGTGTTTCTTGTGCCACAACAGTTTCAGACCTATGAAATTTCTGGTGACATGTACACCGAGTTAAATTCTGCCAATCCATCATGGGACCCTGCTAAACCAGCCGGTACTTATTTCAATCAAGATTTATGGCATTTCATTGATATACTTAGACAATCTTGATAGAATAGTAAAAAATAAGACACCATTAGCCCGTGAGAATCACGGATGTTCTATCTATGTATAGGGAACCGCTATGGCGATTTTCAATAAGAATACTCTGGCACAAGTCAGTGGATTCGACAACCCAATTCTTGCGGGTGAATTAGTCTGGAACCAGAAGACTTACTGGAATCTGACATTCACTCTTGGCTCTACTTCGACTCCTATTAATCTGACAGGCGCAACCATTAGCGCCACCATTGTCCGTAGACAGCTTTCCAACATCATTGATACCCGTAATGGTCTGACTTTTGACATTGCGGATTACACACCTACACCGACTCCAATCACATTGACTGTGACCAATATAGTCGCTGCTGCCGGCACTTGCACATTGGTTATTGATGACACTGCATGGAGTCTGATTAACAGCGACCCACAGCTTAAAATTAACGCTGCCGACCCTGTAGGTTTCTCTGGTCGCATCATGGTAAGTTTCCCCGCTTCAGGTTCAACACCGGCTGATGACAGTGTAATTTTCCTGTTGTTCTTGGTTCGTTCTGATGGCGTGGTGGTGGTATGAGCAACATCAAAGTCAATGTCCTTGATGGCAATAATGTAAACCTTCAGGTTACACCGCAGCCACGCATTGATTTGCGTGTTGACCGTTCTGTTGCTGGCGCTACCGGCCCAACTGGCCCTGCCGGCTCTGGCCCTACTGGTCCACAGGGAGCCACTGGCCCTACAGGCGTTGCTGGACCTACTGGCAATACAGGCCCCACAGGCGCTCAAGGACTATCAATTACAGGCCCTACAGGCCCTACAGGCGCTCCTTCTACTGCTGTTGGACCTACGGGAGCCACAGGGCCTACGGGCGCTCAAGGAAGCCAAGGTACGGCTGGACCTACCGGACCACAGGGCATTCAAGGTATTCAGGGCGTACAGGGAATACAAGGTATTCAAGGACCAACTGGAGCGCAAGGTGCTAATGGCAATGATGGTCCGACAGGTCCAACAGGTTCTAATGGTGCTAACGGCAGCACAGGACCAACCGGAGCAGTAGGTCCTACAGGCTCTCAGGGTGTACAAGGCAATGTGGGTCCAACTGGTCCACAAGGTTTACAAGGTAATGTGGGCGCACAAGGTCCCACAGGACCCACTGGTACTCAAGGTAATGTAGGTCCTACTGGAAACAATGGCGCTACAGGTCCTACAGGTCCAACTGGCGCAGATTCTACGGTTGCTGGCCCTACTGGTCCTACTGGAGCGCAAGGCATTCAAGGCAATGTTGGACCCACAGGCCCACAAGGTATCCAAGGCGACCAAGGCGTTCAAGGGATACAGGGCGTTGCTGGGCCAACCGGACCGCAAGGCATTCAAGGCGTTACAGGTCCCACAGGTTCTACTGGCTTAACAGGAGCCACTGGACCCACTGGAACTACGGGCGCAACAGGCCCCACAGGCCCTACGGGTGCTGATTCCACAGTAGCTGGACCCACAGGTCCAACAGGTGCTACAGGCGCGGATGGTCAGTCTTCATCGTATTACCAATATCAAGCCGACACAAATCAAACATCAGGCACACCTACTGCCGGTCATGTGTACTGGGATAACGCTGTTCAAATCTTAGCAAGCAATCTTGTCTTTAGTCATTTGACTAGCAATGGCATTGATGTTGATTTGTTCTTGGGGTTCTTAAAAAGTGGTGATAGTGTTGTATTGCAAGATGCAAACAATTCAAACAATTACCAAAAATGGGTTTTATCTGCTAACCCAACAGTAGTACCTAACAGTTCAATCACTTGCCCGGTTACGCTTTCCACTTCTAGTGGCACAGGTACAACTGGCTTTGCTAACAATCACAACTTAATTGTTGTTTTGCAATCATTGGGTGTGGTTGGACCTACTGGCTCTACAGGTCCTACGGGTCCCACGGGTGCTGCATCTACGGTAGCCGGTCCTACAGGCGCAGTGGGCGCAACTGGCCCTACAGGTTCACAAGGTGTAGTAGGACCGACAGGACCAACAGGGGCGCAAGGTATTCAAGGCATCCAAGGCATTCAGGGAATCCAAGGTGTTGCGGGTCCAACAGGGCCACAAGGCATACAGGGTGACCAAGGTATCCAAGGCGTACAAGGGCCAACAGGACCTACTGGCGCACAAGGCATTCAAGGCGTAACTGGTCCTACAGGTTCTGATTCAACTGTTGCCGGCCCCACAGGTCCACAAGGTAATGTCGGAGCTACTGGACCTACGGGCGCACAGGGCATACAAGGTGTTGTCGGCCCCACTGGGCCACAAGGCATTCAGGGTGTGCAGGGCGTTGTAGGCCCCACAGGACCGCAAGGCGATACGGGCGCACAAGGTAATGTTGGCCCAACAGGACCCACAGGCAGCACAGGCGCTACTGGCGCACAAGGCCCTACCGGACCTACCGGAACACAAGGTATTCAGGGTGATGTCGGACCTACGGGACCGCAGGGCATACAGGGTATCCAAGGTGTTCAGGGTAATGTTGGACCTACAGGGCCTACGGGCGCACAGGGCAATGTTGGTAACACTGGACCCACAGGGCCTACTGGTGCGGATTCAACTGTAGCAGGACCTACAGGGCCTACAGGAAACACCGGACCTACAGGACCTACAGGAACAGTCATTTATGGTGTGATTGTTCCTAACCTAACAACAGCGACAACAAACGAAAGTTTGCTAAGCGGCTACAACGGGGCATCGGTTGGGCCAATCACAGTAAACACAGGCGTTACCATCACCATTGCAACTGGTCAGCGATGGATTATTACTTGATTAAAGGAAATCAAAATGACAGTCATTATCAATGGAAGCAACACACCGACAGCGGGCGCGGTAGCGGTAGGCGATGGTACAACTTTAAACTTTACTGCGGCAGGGCTTGCGGGACAAGTCTTAACAAGCAATGGTTCAACTGTACCAACATGGACTGATAACGGGTCGGGTACTGTTACAAGCGCATCGGTTGTTTCTGCAAATGGTTTTGCGGGTACTGTAGCGACTGCGACAACAACCCCTGCAATTACTCTAACCACAAGCATTACAGGCGTTCTTAAAGGTAATGGTACGGCACTATCAGCGGCTACTGCGGGTACAGATTACATTGCCCCAAGCGGTGCATTAGGTACGCCATCAAGCGGCACATTGACTAACACAACTGGTTTGCCAATTTCTACTGGTGTATCAGGCTTGGGAACTGGTGTAGCAACATTCTTAGCAACGCCAACAAGCGCAAATTTAATTTCTGTAGTGTCAGATGAAACGGGTTCGGGTTCTTTGGTGTTTGGCACAAATGCCGCATTGACAAACCCCACAGTTACAAACTATGTTGAAACCCCGTTTTCTGCAAATAGTTCTACGGCAATCACTTTGGCTTTGACTAATGGCACAGTTCAAATCATTACGCTAACGGGCAACGCAACAATCACTATGCCAACGGCAACAAGCGGCAAATCTTTCATCATGTATTTAAAACAAGATGCAACGGGTTCACGCACAGTTACTTGGTCAACAGTTAAATGGGCGGGTGGTACTGCGCCAACAATTACAAGCACGGCAAGTAGGCAAGATATTTATTCATTCTTTGCTGATGGTACAAACTGGTATGGCGTAACTGTCGGTCAGAACTACACACCATAAGGATTAAATATGTTTAGTGCATCTACCAAAACATCAACACCATCGGTTAGCGCGCCTGACCCACAATTTAATTATGTCACTATGCTATTGCATGGTGATGGCAGTAATGGCGCACAGAACAATACATTTATAGACAGTAGTACCAACAATTACAGTATTACCCGCTACGGCAATACGACACAAGGTTCTTTTTCGCCTTATGGGTCTAATTGGTCAAACTATTTTTTGGGTACTGGTAATTATTTAAGTTTACCAAGTAATGCGGCATTTAATCTTGGAACAGGTGCTTATACTGTTGAGGCTTGGGTTTATCTTGAATCTTATGCTGGTTCTAATGAGATAGTAATGTTTTGCAACGGAAATGCTACTGGTGCAATTGCTTGTTCAATAAACACTAGTGGTCAGATTTATTTAAGTAAATATGGGACAGGTCAGGTTATCATTGGTTCTTCTGGTGATGTCCCATTAAATCAATGGAATCATATTGCTTATGTTCGTACAAGTACATCAAGTAACGATACAAAGTTATATGTAAATGGTGTAGTAAAAGCAACAGGCACAGATTCAAATAATTGGAATGTAACTACGACTCCAACAGTCGGTGGACTAACTATAGGTGGGTTTGGAATTATTGGTTATATATCAAATGTGCGTGTTGTAAAAGGCACCGCAGTTTACACAGGCGCATTTACGCCAAGCACTACACCACTAACCGCAATCAGCGGAACATCCTTGCTAACTTGCCAAAGCAATCGTTTTATTGATAACTCAAGTAACGCATTTGCTATCACAGTAGCAGGCTCACCAAGCGTCCAACGCTTCAACCCATTTGGTACTTCTACCGCCTATTCCACAAGCGTGATTGGTGGGTCAGGGTATTTTGATGGTACGGATAGACTTGTTCTTCCCGCGCAATCAACTTTGACGGGAAACTTTACATTAGAGTCTTATTTTTATATTACTGGCAGGGGTGCGGGAGACCCTACAATTATTTCAAATTGGCCCGTTGCAGGGTCTATTGGTAATATTTTTGTTATTCAACTTCAAGGCGCATCAACTACTGCTTTTTACTTGTATATAGGCGATAGTGCCGCAAATTTGCAATTTACTGCGTCAACTAGTGTTTATAACCAATGGAATCACATAGCAGTTACTAGGTCAGGCTCATCAATGGCTTGTTTTTTTAATGGTGTAAGAGTAGCAACAAGCACAAATTCAAGCACAATGACTTGGCCCGCCAATTCAGCAATTGGTAGTTATTCAAATGGTGATGGTGGTGGTAATTATTTTCAAGGCTACATTTCAAATCTTAGAATTGTTAATGGTACTGCGGTATATGACCCATCATTGACTACTTGCACAGTACCAACTGCGCCTTTAACGGCAATCACAAATACACAACTACTAACCAATTATGTTAATGGCGCAATTATTGACAACGCCATGATGAACGACTTAGAAACTGTAGGTAACGCACAGATTTCTACAAGCGTGGTCAAATATGGTACAGGTTCAATAAAATTAAATGGTACGACTGATTACTTAAGACCAAATGCACAATTGCCATTTGTATTTAATACTGGCGATTTCACAATTGAATTTTGGGTGTATGCAAATTCTGTGAGTGGATGGTCAACTTTCTTTGATAATAGACCAAGCACAACTAGTGCAGGATTTTTCTTTGGATACAACGCTGGTTTCCAATATTATTCTGCTACATCAAATTTAATTAGTGGTGGTACTTTATCAATTTCAACATGGACTCATGTTGCCTTATGTCGTGCATCTGGAAGTGTTCGTATTTTTGTAAATGGAACACAAGTTGGTAGTACGGCAACAGACAATTCAAACTATAACACTTCAAGTGTTTTAGCAAATGGCCCATTTATCGGTTCAAATTATGTTCCAAATGATTATTTAAATGGTTACTTGGATGAATTTAGAGTTACCAAAGGCTATGCCCGATACACCGCAAACTTTACCCCGCCAACTGCGGCATTTTCTAACACAGGCCCAATTTAAAGGACTATCATGCAAATTGCAATCTTAACTAGCCCAATTACAGTAGGCGATTACCGCGAACTGTTTGCCAATACATCGTTTAACGCCAATGGCCCAAGCGATGAATTCTTAGCGGCTAACAACGCAAAGAAAGTAAACTCATTTAAAGCGCATGACCGACTGACACAAAAGTTAGTTTCATGTGCGCCTTATGATGATGGTGAATTTGTATCAATGGCACAAGTTGAATCAATGACTGCTGAAGAAATCCAAGCGGCTAAAGATTCTGCAATGGCTAACATTCGCGCAACACGCAACCAACTGCTAAATGCTTGCGATTGGACACAAGCGGTAGATTGCACCATTGCCAAGAAAACAGAATGGGCAACATACCGCCAAGCATTACGCGATTTGCCAAGCGGCATTACAGAACCGCGAACATTTAGCGCATATCCTAACAATCCCGACTATGTGCCAATGACACCATAATAGGAAAACAATACATGACAAGAAAACTCAAGATAGCAGTTTACGCAATCAGCAAAAACGAAGAAGAATTTGTAGATAGGTTTTGTGATTCGGCAAGGGATGCTGACCTAATCTTAATTGCAGATACTGGTTCTACTGATGGCACAGTTGCCAAAGCAATTGAAAACGGTGTAGTAGTGCATGACATTTGCGTTAGCCCGTGGCGGTTTGACAAGGCCCGCGATACCGCCCTTGCCTTGCTGCCTCGTGACATTGATGTCTGCATATCTCTAGACTTAGATGAAGTGCTAATGCCGGGCTGGCGCGAGGAAATTGAGCGTGTTTGGCAAGAGAACACCACACGGCTGCGCTACAAATTTGATTGGGGTTGCGGCATCAGTTTCTTTTACGAAAAGATACATCACCGAAGTGGCTACCATTGGCATCATCCGGTCCATGAATATCCCAGACCTGACAGTAGAACTCATGAAGTCTACGCCCACACCGACATGCTGCTTGTTCAGCATTTGCCAGATAACACAAAGTCCCGTGGTCAGTACATGCCATTGCTTGATTTAGCCGTTAAGGAAGACCCGCATTGCCCCCGTAACGCCTTTTATCGCGCTAGGGAGTTAACCTTCTATCAAAGATGGGAAGAATCGATTGTGGCGCTTAATAATTATCTTGCCATGCCTGAAGCTAACTGGCAGAACGAAAGATGCTATGCCATGCGTCTATTGGGTAAAGCGCATGAGCATTTAAACCGCCATCAGGAAGCGCATAAGTGGTACAGGCTGGCTGTGGCTGAAGCGCCCGGAACCCGTGAGCCTTGGTGTGAACTAGCCATGTTTGCTTACATGCGCTCAAGCTGGGTAGAGTGTTATTCAGCAGCCAAATCTGCCTTAGAAATTAAAGATAAAGCACTGGTTTACACAATGGACCCAAGCGTCTGGGGTGAAAAGCCATATGACCTAGCATCCATTGCTGCATGGCACATGGGACTAAAAGAAGAAGCCAGCGAATTACTTGAAAAAGCTATAGAATTTGCACCTAATGACCAGCGTCTTTTAAACAACCGTTTAATGATGACTGAAGACTTTAAAACCTTTGATAAGGTCGAACATGCCGACACAGTTGG